ATAGAATCTTACAATATCTGCAGACACCATTGCCTGCTCCTTAATTGTACTATTTTTTTATACCTTTTTCTTCTGGCACATCGAAATGTAGGTGAGAATATTTTAAGCCATAAATCTTGCCACGTCCAGGTCCAGGCTTTACAACCTCTGGCTTATTGCCATCTTCCAACCATTGCTTAACTGCATCATCAATTTCTATAGCTTTTAGTGGTTTTGGTAAAGTGCGCTTTTTCATTTTATTCTACCTCATCTGCGGCCATTGGAACGTCTAATAATTCATTCAAAGCTTTTCTAAGTTTAACTCTTTTTTCTTCGTCTCTCATTATCATCTCTTCCATTGCTTTTAAAATAGCTTCTATACTTTCTGAACTGATCTGGTCTATAATATTATTTTTCATTTTATCCTCTTATTTTTATTATGTGGTATTTTTCTTTAGCGGCAGCATAAGCAGCGGCTGCTTCTTCTTCAGTATTGTGTAAACCGAGATGGATCCTCTTTCCTTTAGAGTAAATATAAGCTACCCATTTTCCGCTTGGTTTATGAAAACAATATCCTTTTCTAGTTTTTATATTCATCATATTTTCTGAACGTGTTACAAGACGTAAATTAGATAAACAATTGTTTTTCTTGTCTCTATCAATATGGTCTATTTCTAAACCAGCAGGAATATCTCCATTAAATGCCATCCAAACTAATCTGTGAACAAGATAGCTTCTTTGTAGTTTGCTATTTTTATAAGCAAATATTTGTTTATATCCTATATTGTTTACGCTGCATTTTAGGATTCTTCCTGTTCTAGAATACACATTGCCCATTTCATCTACTGAATAATTTTCTATTGCTTTTTTAATCATATCACACCTCTCCTATAATTAGTTTAAGTTTTCTTGCTAACGCATCTCTATGTGAATAGAAGGTTTTTTTGGATACTGAACCTTCTGGATAATTAGAAATTCTTCCATCATCCCAAACAGCTTCTATCATTTCTAAGTTATAATAGATGATAAAGCGTTCTCTGGCAGTTGCTTCGGTATCAGCCCAAGCCAATATTTTTGTTAGTGCAGAAGCTTTTTCAAGTTTTGTCATTATATCTATCTCCATATCGGTTTCTTCAGCAAAGTCATCACCACAAATTATATCTTCAGAATATTTTTGCCTAGATATCTCTCTGTAATAAAGTCTACCAACAAAAGATTTCATCTCTACTTTTGTCCAAGCCCTGAAGCTTTTCTGGACGCCAATGTCATTCCAATCAATTCCATCGGCCATCCATTTTTCTCTCCAGGTTCTTGTAGATGTTTTATCGTGAGAAATTAAATGCATCATAAATTCTTGCAAGAAGTCTCTGTCATCCCAACAGAAATGTACCATGATTATTCCTAATTTATTCCACCTAGATAAATAACGAAAGATCATTCCGTTTGCAGATTCCATAGCCCTTCTGATTACCTCTTCTTTTATCATATCTCCTCGCCTCCATATATATATGCACAAAGTAGTAGAAAACCACCATTTTTTACACCTTTTTTAAAAAATATTTTTATTTTTTTTTAACCAGGACTACTACTTTTCTAGTTTGATGGCCCTAGGTATTATATGAAAGCCGCCGCATCTCGGTGTAAAGCCAACGGCTCTCAACCCTAACGGTTTTGTCAAGGTTTCGAAAATTAAACTATCAAAATAATTAAAGGAAAAAATGAATAATAAAGACGCTTGGAGATATACTTATATTGGTTCCGACGAATGGTTAATTGATAACTACAAAACTGAAAACGAGGAAGATAAAATGATAGGATTTCTTGATGGTTCTTTAGATGATAATTCTAAACCAGATATGTATAGCTTAATACATAGCCTACCAAAAAGATATTCTTCTATATTATATTCCTACTACTATGAGGGATCTACTCTCGAGCAAATGGGCAAAGAACGTAACGTTACAAAACAATACATGCACCAAGAATTAAAGAAAAGTTTAGCTTTTTTAAAGAAAAAGTTATAATTTTGCTTTACTTTTCCTCCTATTTTTAGACATGTACCTAAACGTACCTTTTTTGTACGGGGGAAAATTAAATGCCAAGACCAATAAATTATCTAAATAAACTTAAGAAATGGGCCCGAAAGACCGATGGATGCGAAGGAATCAGACATTCACTGATCTACACAATAAATCAGTACCTTTTAGGCAAGGCAAAGCTCGAGGAAGTCAACAAATTAGTAAAACTTTATTCTGCTAGCATTAAGGAACCGGAATCAGCAGGAATTCTAGATAATATGTATTTGTTGGAAAATTATCTATCTAATGACGAAATGGAGCATTGATCCTGTGTCACATACAAAACTAAGCCTAGGAAACGTTTTATCTAATCCAGTTGAATTTATAAAGCGTTTAAAAATTATAGATAAAAGTGGAAAGCTAGTTAGCCTAAAGCCAAATGATGAACAGGTCGAAATTATTAAAGCTTTAGAAGCAGGCGAAAACACTTTGATATTAAAGGGAAGACAGATAGGCTCTTCTACAATTGTTGGAGCTTATTTTTTTTGGAAAACTTATGTTTCTAAAACGCCTACAACCTTTGCTATCTTATCTCACAAATTAGCAAGTTCAAAGCATCTTCTTCAGATGCATAAGATCTTTTATGAAAATTTACCCAAATTTCTACAAAGGCCATTAGATATAAATAACACAACTTGTTTAAGCTTTAGGGACTCTGGAGCAAAAATAGTTGCAGTTTCTGCAGGTGCTGAAGGCGGTATTCGTTCTTTTACATGTTCATATTTACATATATCTGAATATGCATTTGCTCCTGCTCCAGAAGAACTAAAAGCTACAGCATTGGCTGCTCTAAACAATGGCCAGTTAGTCATAGAATCTACAGCAAATTTCTTTGGAGATGCTCTTCATCTAGAATGGACTAAAGCCATGAGAGGAGAAGCTTCTTGGAAAAGTTTATTTTTTCCTTGGTTTTCTCATAAAGAATATGTACTACCAACAAAAGAAGAGCTAGAGTTAAGTGACGAAGAAGCTGCACTTGTAGCTGACTATGCCTTAACTAATGAGCAAATACTTTGGCGTAGAGACAAGATATCTAAAATTGGAAAAGACAAATTTCGCAGAGAATTTCCTGCAGATTTAGATGATGCTTATTCTCAAGCAGGTTCTACATACTTTAAAAAAGAAGACTTTTCTCAGCTATCTATATTGCCTGTAGAAGCAGACGAATCAATAATATTTTCTAATCCAGAAAAAGATGATGTTTATGCTATAGGTGTTGACGTTGCTGCTGGTGTAGGTAGAGACTATTCGGTAGTTTATGTTACATCTAAAAAGACACATTCATGCGTAGCTATTTTTAGATCTAATTCTATAGTGCCTGTTGCTTTAGCTTATAAAATACAAGAATTAGCTACATTATATAATAAAGCTTTGGTTCTAGTTGAATCTAATTCATTTGGTTCTGTTGTAATAAATGAATTAAAACATTTAGGATATTATTCTTTATGGACCAGAGATGAAAAAGACTGGTTAACTACATCTAAGTCTAAAGGTGAAATGTTTGAGAATTTAAAATCTTTTATTACTTCTGGTCACATAAGAACATTAGATATGATAACATATTCAGAGCTAAGAGCACTGACTGTAACTGCTACTGGTAAGATAGAAATACCAACAAATATGGATTCTCACGGAGATTCTGCAATTGCTTGTGCTTTATCTTATATTTGTTTAAAATCTCAAACATTAAAATCTAAACCATATTTACCTAACTGGATTGTAGACAGAAGAATAGAGAACGTTAGACAAACTAGCGGAATAAATATTGCTGCAAAAAGAAGATATTAGGAATCACTTGACACTATCTCATATTATAAGGAATACACTATGCCTAGATCAAATGATGACGTACAGAAATTTATACAAATTATTCATTCAGATCATAAGAACTATTGGAAAGAAAAAAGCGGATCTTTAAAAAGATATAAAGAAGCTTATGAAAGCAAGTTTTGGAAGTCTGAAGAATATGACAATACCATGATTAGAATTGAGACTGCTGACTGTTATGGTTATGTAGAATCATATATTTCTTCTCTTTTTTCTAAAACACCTTCTGTTGTTATCGGCTCTGATCTTGCTGCAACTGGTGGTGATCCAAAACTAGCACAAGCTGCTGCAAATAGATTTTTATATAATCAGCGTGAGCAGTTAGAAATAGCTTCTAGATTGGCTCTAATCTATGATTTTGCAGCTTTAAAATTATCTCCAATAGAATCTGATGAAATGTTAGATAAGGTTACTATAAGAGCTATTCCTTGCTGGGAAGTAATTTTAGATAGAGATGCTACTTCACTATCTGATCAGAGATTTATTGGTCATAATTATTATTTAAATATGGTTGAAGCTAAAAGAAAATTTGGAGCAAAAAAGTTTGTAGGTGTTCCAAAAGAAGCTTATTTCGATGATGCAGTAGCTCCTAGATCATATGGCAAAACAGACTACAATGATTTACCAGATGATTATTTATATATTGAAATTGTAGAGCTATATGATCTATTACATGACGAAGTTTACTACTGGTCACCTTCATACAAAAATGGTGATGGAATAATTTTACGTTCAGAAATTCCTGTTAGAA